GAGACCATAGGAATTCCATGTGAGCAGAAACCTAAAAAGTTTGATACAATAGTAAGACTATAAAAACTTATGAAAGGATTGTAATGAGCGTAAAAGATACGGTACTAGAAATCATATCTGCCGAAACAAAAACACCTGTAGAAGAAATAGATTTAAAAGCTGATATAAGAGATATGGGAATAGATTCTCTAGCTACAGTAGAAATAGTTGTAGAAATAGAAGATCAGTTAGGTATTGAAATTCCTGAAGATAGTGTTACTGAACTTATAATTATTGAGGACATCATAAAACTATGCCAAAAATTGCACTCATAAACCATAGAATTCTTTGGGTTCTTGTACACTCTGCTGCTATTCTTTCAATAGTATTAGCGATATTTTACGGATACGGATGGTGGCTGTTAGCAGCGTTTCTAATATCTAGAGTATGGATAATAGGTGGTATGAGCATGGGATTGCATAGATACTTTTCTCATAGGAGTTTTAAGACTACTCCATTTAAGCATAACATAATATTATTTTTAAGTGTAATGGCAGCTCAAGGTAGTCCTTTGGGTTGGGCTACAGTACATAGGCATCACCACAAACATTCTGATAAAGAGTTTGATGTTCATTCACCAAAAGACGGAGCGTGGCACGGGGCATTATGGATGTTAGGTAATCCTAGAAAATGGAAAAAAGAGTTAGGTATGAAATTCTCAACAGTTGATTTACTTAAAATCAAGTCAGTAGTGTTTGTTGAAAAATACTATTATGTTTTCTGGGCATTTTTAATTATCATTAGTTTTCTTATTGACTGGAAGATAGGATTATTTCTAGTATTAGCCCCTCCGGGATTAGGCTTTATGTTGGATATGTACTTTGTTAATTATCTTACTCATACTCCACTCTTACCTAAAGGGTATAGAAACTTTGATTCAAACGATACAACTTCGAACTATAACTGGGTTATATGGTTAGGTATACCTGATGGACTGCATCATAACCATCACACAGAACCGTGGAAAACAAACGCAGCTATTAAGAAAGGTGAGTATGATATAACAGGTTGGATTATTGATAATTGGTTTGCTACAAGTCACATAAGAGATGTTAAACTTAATTAAAAAGAAAGTAACAAAACTAGTCACTAACAATTTTGCAACTCCATATATGACTCAATACTCATTGAGTTTTTTTCCTAGACTACGATTAAATATTATATCAGATGGTGATTTAGAGATGCATACACATCCCTGGAACTTTACGTCTTTAGTGCTCTACGGCGGGTATAGAGAAACTACGCCAGAAGGGTCAAAGATTTATAAAGCGGGTTCTATTAACCGATTTAAATGGGATCAGTTTCACTCATTAAAACTACTTAAAAGTAAATGTGTTACAATACTTTTCACCTCAAAACCAATAGTAAATAGTATACGGTTTATGGTCAACGGGAAAATTGTAGATGAGTTTCCATATTATTTATCTAAATGCAAAACGACAGCTCAGAAAAGACAATTAATCAAAGCATATAAGGAGGTACGGTGAAGTTTATAAAAGCAACATACTTTCCATTTATTTCAGTTAAGATGCATAATGATGGGCTTCAGACAGATTATATAGCTAGATACTACTTATGGTTTTGTCAACGAGTATTTATAAATATTATGAGGCGAGGTGAAGATGTATTGCATACCCACCCATGGAACTATGTATCTATAATACTTTGGGGTGGATATAAAGAAACTACTATTGATAAAGATACAGGAGAGTTAGTAACAAAGAAATATGGTCCTGGGTCTATTTTATACCGTAAACATACAGACTTTCATTCATTAGAAATGCTTAAGCCTAAATCTATTAGTTTGTTTTTTATATCTAAAATAAAAGTAAGTACTAAATGGCGACAGAGGTTTATAGTTAACAACGATCCAAAAAATCCAAGAGTTATGAATGATTTGGAATATCAATTATATTTATGTAAAACTTCAGCTCAAAAAAAAGAATTAGTATCAATATACAGAGCTGCTAGAGATGACGTGATGGGGGCAAGATACAATAATCCAGAAGCAAGATATTTTAGAAGAACTAAAAGTAAACTCAAAGACAGCAGAAAAGACGAATATTTTGAAAGGAATATTAAATGACTATAAAATTTGATAGAGTAGATGCGATCAATCATGATTGTGCAGATATATGGAACATAACAGGAGTAGATAATGAAGCTATAGCTGAAGAGGTTTTTGCAAATGTAGGGCAATTCCATAGTGATGATGCTACACACACTAGAAGTGAAGATTCTATAGTTGACTTAAATGCCCCCGCTACTAAAATATTATTTAAAGAGATTTATAAAGTTTTAGAACAAAGAAATTTAAAAAGTATTCTAACACAACAATGGGGACAAATTCATAGGCAGTATGAGTCAACAGAAATGCACGAGCACACACCTTACCACGTTGGATGGGTGTATTATGCTAGAGTCCCTGAAAATAGTGGGGCATTAGTATTTACACAGTTTTTAGGGTGGAGCGGTAAGCGGGATTATATACACCGTCCTGAAGTAGGGCAGTTAGTTATGTTTCCTGGATGGATGATACATAGGGTAACTAAAAATTTTAATACAATTCCTAGAGTAAGTATTTCTGGAAATGCAAATTATATAGAGGATACAGAGTGAGCATACCAAATTTTATAGAGTCATATAATTTATTTGATAAAGATTTTTGTGCTTATGCGATTAAATGTTTTGAAGAAGCTAACAAACATAACTTGTGTTTAAATAGGCAACAATCTGATAACGTACATAAAACCTTAAAAGATGATAGTTTAGTCCACTTCCCTTATTATGATTTTCCAATGGCACACTTGTCATTTAGTTTAATACATCAATTTGAGGCGCAGTTTATAAAAGCTCAACAACAATACTATGATAAATATAGTCAGTTACAAGATATGGGCGCGTTAAGATACTACGAAGCTAAAGTACAAAAGACAGAGCCGGGACAAGGGTATCATACTTGGCACTGTGAGGCAGATAATAGAGAACTACAATCAAGAGTATTAGTGTGGACTGTCTATCTTAATGATGAGTTTGAAGCAGGTGAAACAGAGTTTCTTTATCAACAATATAGATATAAACCTAAGATGGGAGATGTAGTTATTTTTCCTGCAGCATTTACTCATACTCACAGAGGTAATCCCCCTATAGGTGGGACTAAGTATATTATCACCGGGTGGTTAGAGTTTTAGTTATATGAACAGGCAACTAGAACAAGATAACTATTTATTTATAGATAACTTTATTTCTCCTGAAAGAGCCTCTGAGCTCTTTAATAGCTACAAGAGTCAAGTAGAACAACACCCTCAACTGTTTGGTAAAGACCCTCAATGCCCCTCGTCGTATGCAATGTATAACTTCCGTGATTTTTTAAACCTCCTATGTGAAAAACTTTCAACAATTAGTGATCTTATGGGAGAAAACATGTTGCCTAGTTATACCTATGCTAGGTTATATACTCATAGGGATGAGCTAAAAAAACATAAAGACAGACCTTCATGTGAGATAAGTCTAACTGTTCATTTAGGTGGAGACACCCCTTGGGATATTTGGATGACTAAACCTAATGGTGAACAGGTGTCTATAAATTTAAAACCTGGGCAAGCTGTGATGTATATAGGTACACTATCAGAACACTGGAGAGATAAGTTTACTGGACAAGAGTATATACAGGTTTTCTTACACTATGTAAGAGGAACTGGAGAACACTGGGAACATTTTGGCGACAGAATTAATGCAGGATTAAATCCACAATGATATACGAATTTCCTAATTATGTAGACTTAGAATTGATTCAAGAAATAAAGAATCAAAGTAGACAATATATTAAATTAGGCAAGAAAGATATGTATTTGACCAGAGGAGGAGATACTGTTGAGATTTCCTTACTACCTGAGTTAAAAGAACTAGACAATAAATTGCATAATTTGGTGCAAAAAATACAAACAGAGTTGGTGCAAGACACATTTTATCCTCAGCATAAGTCAGCAGATACTGGATATCAATACCATAGATATAATGTAGGTGATGAGTGTACCATACATGCTGATGGTGAGATGATGGATGGCTTGCTTAGATATGCTTCAGTAGTGATACATCTAAGCACTAATGATGAAGGTGGAGAGTTAGTATTTCCACAACAAAACAAAAAAATTAAGACAGAAGAAGGAAAGGTTGTTGTGTTTTCACCTCACGGAGGGTATGGACATTATGTAACTCCTTCATCCACACCAAGAGAAGTAGTGGTTACTTGGTTTTGTTATGATGGAGTAACTATTATAGGTGGACCGAAAACTGATGGAACATATTAAAGACTATATCGTAGTATTAAAAAACATAGTTCCTGATGAATTATGTGATGCTA